ATGAAAGCCCCACTGCGATCCCACGGTTTCGACAAGCCCTCGGACCTTGACGACCATCTGGCTGAACTGGACGAAGAGGCCGAGGCTGTGGCTGCCGAGGCAAGAGCGGAAAAACCCGCGGCCAAGAGAACGCGTGCCGCCAAAACCATCGATCCGTCGCTGCGAGCCGAATTGGACGAGCTTCGCAGACAGGTCGACAAGATCCGCCGCGATGTCAAACGGCTGGAGGCGACCCAGCACTCCCGCCACAGGCTCGCACCACCCCACCGTGAGCGCGACCGCGAGAATTCCCGCCTGATGACGGTGGTGCGCTCCGTCGCCGTCACCTCACTCGCCAGCCGTATCTTCGCTTCCTCGCCCGTCATGGCGGCGCTGGTGGCCGTGGTGCCTTTCGTGCTTGGCCTTGCCGTACGGCGCAGCGAAGGGGCATAGCCGCTCTGCACTGCACCCCGTGTGTGTGGCTACGGCCCTTTCCGAACCCGCCGCCTGCCGGATGCCGATCAGGCCCGGCGGATGACGGAGAGCGGTTCTCCCAGCCGCAATCCGGCCTCCGCCGGGCGCTTATTCCAGCCATCCACAGGCGCCGTGAAAAAACTGTCAAAAAACTTCGCGATGGCGCTTGCCATGTCCGAACAAGATGTTATAACCCCGCTCACTTTCGGGGCACCAAACAGCCCCGCCCGCCAAAGCGGAGGTTCTTCAAGGACCTGAAGTGCCCGGATAGCTCAGTTGGTAGAGCAGCGGATTGAAAATCCGCGTGTCGGTGGTTCAAATCCGCCTCCGGGCACCATTAATTTCAAGGACTTAGCTCCTATTTCCTCTAAAAACGTCGATGCAACACGTTGCAAAGAAATCTCAATGATTTCAATGGATGCAACGTGTTGCAACTGAATACATGCAACACGTTTGGAACACGTTGTGCAGAATTAACGGCCAGCGGGCGGCTGCATGGATAGGCTGCCGTGATCCGGGTGGTGCGGCGGATATGCCCCGCTGGCTTTGCTAACTTATGTGGAGCGGGCGCATCTGCATCTTACAGCGTTCGCGCTCCTACAGGCTTCCGCCCGCTCCGCCCTCAGGCTTGCGCCGAGGGAATAAAAGACCGCGCGCTGCCCGGAGGCGCGCTGCGGCAAGTTGGCCAGCCCCATGAATACGGCTGGCGAGGAAACTGGAGCCGCGCTCTACACGTGAGCGGAGCGCGGCACGCGTCGGGCAATCTGCGGAGACCGACGCGGAAACTGGAGCCCCTGGCCCGATTCGAACGGGCGTCATCCTCTACGGCTTCGCGGGGTAGAACACCCGGACCGATACAGGGGCGGAACTGTTATGACCTTGCCGCCTTCACGGCTTGCGCCCACTCTTCCTTACGCAGACGCTGTAGATCGTTCAGGGCGCCCGCAATGGCGGGTTGTTCGCTTGTGTACTCACCATGCGGACATGCAACGAGCAGCGCAGCATGGCGAAGCTTACCGGCCACGTCAGCCTCGCATGTCACCGGCGCATTTATGATAGCGTCAGAGATAATCCAAGCGGCCTCACTGAGCTTATCGCAAGCATCATCCGGCATTTCTCCGTGGCGGGCGCCGACAGTGTGCAGTTCCGCGAAAAGGGCGGACATGCGGGTGATGAAGCTGCCTTCGGCGGCAGGCATTAACGTTACGTTAGCCATTGTTTCGGTTCCGTGTTGCTTTTGTGTCGCTGCGTTTGTACTGTGTACATATGAAGCCACGCGAAATTAACCGTGTCAACATGTATTTGTACAGGGTACCAAAAATGAATGCCACTCAGCTCAAAATGGCCCGCGTCGGACTCGGCTGGGGTGTTCGCGACCTTGCTGAAAAGGCTGGGATTACCGCCAACACGGTTACGCGGATCGAGAACGGATCTGACGCGAAGACCTCAACAATACACCTTCTTCAGACGGCTTTAGAAATCGGCGAAGAGATCGAACCGGGTAAATGGCGTTTCGCCGAATTCGTTGAGCCTGACGGCGTTCGCATACGGCTTGGCGGCGATCCGGACGCCGAGCGTGGGGCGGTTGTCCATAAGCCAATATGACGTCACGCTTGACCCACGACCAGGAGCCGTCCTAACTTACCTCTGCGGCTACCACCCGCTTTCACCACATTGAGGAGAACTGACAAGCTTTCGGCATTCGTGCCGGCGGTAAGTGTTCCTTTTTGTTTTGGCTCCAAATGATCCTAGATCTCGAAGACAAAATTTACACAGCGGATGAAGTTGCGGATTTGCTGCGACTTACAAACAGGGCGGTGATCAAGCTCGCCAAGGCGCATGGCTGTTGCTCGCGCTATGGTCGCTCCTACCTTTTTTCAAAGCCTGACGTGTTGGCCATATGGGAGGTGCTGCGGGAGCCCCAGACGCGACCTGAATCCGTTTTCCACCAAGTCGGTTTCAAGCCGACGCCGGACTTGAAGGATCTCGCATGGATGTTCAGGCCAGCTGTCGGCCTTGATCGCCGGGAGGCGAAAGTCCTGCGAGAGATAAAAGCTAAACGGCTACCGTGCTCCTACGTCCAGATCGATCGGGCTGGGCCGCGCACTTTCGAGAAGTTCATCGAGAAAGGTCTTGTTTCGTTGGTGTCGCGTGACGATGCCGGGCGGCTGCTCGTCAAGATCAGTGACGAGGGGCGAGCTGTCATAGCGAAACTTGATAAATGGATCGAGCAGCGCCGCAAAAACGGCAAAGGACCTGGCGGCTGGGAATGACCTCCACAAATGTCGTCGATGACGTCGTCTACTTCCTGGAGCGGCAACCCGACGGGAAATATGAGATAGACGCAGAACACTTGCTGTCGGACATAGGAGGTAATGTTCCAGGCTTCGGGGACCGCATCGCCTCTACCATTCACGACACCGGCTGGTCATTCATGGAGGTCGTCGGGCGGTATTTCGTGCGACACATTGATGAGAATTCGAACAAGGAATGGCTCGTTTGGTTCGTTATCGTGGAGTCCGTCGATCTACCAGAAGCAGATGATTTGTTTGATCTAATATCCGAAACCTACAATAGCTGCATCAAAGGACGCTCAGCGCTCAAGCGCAAACAGGTATCGAATTCGGACCCGGCTCCTGTCGACGAAAAAGCAAACTATTTTAAATGGTGGATGGAGCAGGATGATGAGCGCCAGAAGCAAGGCCCGAAACATCGGCTGGACAAGCCGCAAATGCGAGCTCTTCGATTTCTGGCCGCTCATCCCGAGATTATGACCGTGGACCTAATCCCGCAATGCGGTGAGAAGACGATGGAAGCGTTATCCAAGGTTGGATGTGTTCGCCCCGGCGGCAAGGATCACCGCGGTTTTCGCGAGTGGCACATCACAGACGAAGGGCGCTCAGAGGTAAAGCGCGACGACACCTACAGAAACTGGAAGTTCGAGTGAGATTGCTGTGCTGACTTCTGGATAATAGGTCCACATATCTTGTATTTTTACGTGGGTAGGAATTAGGCTTACAAATCGAAACGGAGCTGACCATGACCGACAATAGAGACCCCAACCGTCGCCAAGAAGATAAGCGCACACCTCTAAACGAAGAGCGCGGAAGCAAAATTGATAAGAGTTACACCACAAGTCACCTCGAGGATCGATTGAATGGTGGTCGCCCAAATAACGGGGGCTCTACCTCGCAGGACGACCGAAAGAATAGTTAATGCAGACGGTCTCAGGGCCTGAGAACTGGGTCTCTTGGCTGTCAGTGGCGGCGAATATCGCGACGTTGCTGGCGCTGACTTACGCGGGCTATCAAACAAAAGTCGCTCGATTTGCCGCGTCTGCATCGGCATCGTCTCTGATTTTCTCCAACTTAAGGAATGACATCGACCGTATCGCGGCCCAGCCAGACGATACTGCGCATTATTGGGCCACTTGTGACTTCTTGAACAATTTGGAGTTTGCTTGTGCAATGTATTTCGACGGCCAGCTTTCAGGTAAAACCGGCAGCCTAACGATGTCTCTGATAAAGAGCATGATGGGTATCGTGGAGCGAAATCCTAAGCTGCAAAACGCCGTAGCGAGAGCTGTCCACGATCCAACGACATTCGAGTTTATCAGGAAATTCGCTGGGAAACACAAAAAGGATTGGAAACCACTCAATCATTGAACATTAGAGGCCAACGGCATCTGCGGTAGTCCTCCAAGATATCATCGTTTGGGCAAAACGTGGAGATTGATCGCTGACACGCTCCCCCGATTAGCGGCACAGCCCCGGAAGGCCGACCAGTAACTTTCTGCGCCCTAGAAATTATCTCCTCTAGGTATTCGAGCGAATTTCTTCGGGTTGTATCTTTTTTGTACAACATGTTTGATCACTCGACTCCAGATTGCCGCCGTGCATAATCTCTCTCGGGGATTTTAGCGGGGGCCTTATGAAAACCAATATTACGACTGCGCTTATCGTTTGCGCCATTCTTTCGGCGTGCCAGTACAAAGCGGAGCCACTTACTGTCGCTACCTACAATGTCTACTCTTCTTACGACGGCAAACTGCCGGGCAAGTACCTGCTGTTCGTTGATGGCTCCAAGCTCGACAAGCCCATCAAACCGTCGGACATGAACTGCGCGGCACATACATTCCCGCTCAACCTGTCGACCAGCTTCGCGGGGTCAGTGCGCCAGACGTTCGCCAATTTGGTGACCGAGCTTGAACCTGTGCAGGCTCCAGTGGGACGTGACGAGCTCAAAGCTCGCGGCGCCAGGGGGATGATTATCGTCCGCGGTGAGGACGTAAATGCTCGCCTTCGCGTCGTGCCGGGCTTCTGGGTCGCTGGAATGGAGACGGAAGTGGAGATTGCGGCGTCAATAACTGTTGATGGGCAGTCCGGCCGCTTGCTAGGCACCACCGTCTCCGGTGATGGCAACGGGCAAGGGGATGCAGGCTTCGCATGTGAGGGCGGCGCGAAATCGCTCACGCAATCCGCAGAGCAAGCGATGAAGGAAACGCTGGGCCGCCTGGGCGAAGCGCTGACCAACTCCGATCGCGTTAGAAGCGGCAAGTAATTGGGCGAGGGCGGCACTACGCCGCCCAGCTTTTACAGCTACATCCTAATGCGCCTGCCCGTCAGCGAAACGCTGCACCGATGGACGGGGGGCGAGGCTTTAGACCGCATCATCAAATACGCCGATTAGCTTTGACGTCATTCCGTCGCGCGTAAGGTGGGCGAGCTGAGCGAATGAACCGATTGCACCGTTGACCCTCTTGCCGTCGATCGATTCCACGTTGGCCCTGCGCTGCATTTCCAGAATTCGCATGCCGTCTCGCGCCGCGTTCTCCGGGTCGAATTCAGCGCCGACAGCGGCCGGCGGGTAGGGACGCATGTATTTCGTCACCGGTCGCAAGGTGAATGCCGGCTTGCCGTTTGATATGCTGCTATCAGTGCTGACCGCGTATGCCTCATAGCGCTGGCGCTCATCTGACCATCCGCCAATGACAACTTCGCACGGGCCGAATAGATGGGCCTGCCCGGCCTTCCGCATATCGTCCGCGCCCCGCTTGAGAAGGTCTGGGAAGCCTTCAGCAAACTCGTCGAAGTTCTTGGCCAGGCTGTCGCCAATCATGGGGCCGTGACAGAAAGTAGCCATGACCGGGCCAGTGATGGCGAATGCAGCACCAAGCCAAGGTATGTGGTGCACCTTGGCCATGCGTCCAGTCTTTGCTGGGGCGCCGCCAAAAGCTGGCAGGTAGGTGGCCCCATCAACCACGAAATAGACGCCGCTTTCGCGAACGAAGGTGTTAATGGCGGTCATGGTAATCCTCCATGTCAAATTCTTCGAGGTTCGTTGCTAGAGGGCAGGTGCCAAGCGTCCCTATCGAGAAAACTGAAGAAAGCGCCCCTATAGCCAGATTGGCCAGTGTAAAAATTGCCATTAACTCACCTTAATATTTCTTTGTCGATGAGTGGCAATGCCCTTGTCGACATAGTACGGGATTTCGGCTTTGAGCTTCTGAAGACTTTGCTCAATCCGTGCGACTTCACCAGGACCGGCCCCCCTTGCGTCAATGTTCGGAGAGAAATGGATGACCGGCGCAATAGATGTCCCGCCACCCGCGATCGACTTCATATCCGGTATGGATGGTGCGCTCAGCGCCGGCACCGAAACGCCTACTGCGCCGCCGTTGGCGTAGCCTTTGAGATTGCGGCGCATGGCCTCCATAGCAGCGGGACCGCCAGCAGCCTTAACCGCCGCCTTGTCGAAGACATACTCACCCTTGTGCACAACGCCTGCGGGCTGGTATTTGCCGCCGTCGCCGGTATAGCCGCCAGTGTCGTACATCGGCACACCAGACACGCCGCCGGCCCCTCCGCCGCCAAACAGTCCGCCGAGAAGCCCGCCACCGCTGAACAGGCTGTCTAGGCCCGAGTTTAACAACCTGCTAGCAAGCCCCTTGAGTGCGTTCCCGAGCGTTTCCGTTGCAGACGCACCGTTGAGCATGCCGTCAACCAACGTGCCCGCGAAATCACGGGATGCGTCTGTTGCCTCTTCGGCGGCAGCCTGCACTTTTTCGTACGCATCAGACTCACGATAGATAGCATCGATCTTGCCGGCGATAGCCAGCTGCTCTTCCGTCGTTGCCGCGGCACCTGCCTGGCGGAGTGCGTTCATTTTGGCTTTTTGGGCCTCAGTCTTGCCGATCATATCGTATTCGAGCTGAAGGTCAGCAATCAGGTCGGTAACAGCCTGGCGCTCACGCTCGGCTTCACGTGCCGCCTTGTCCCGCGCAGAGGATCCACCAGTTGCTGGGGGTGGTGTGTATTTAGTGGGTGGCGTCCAGGTATCGCTGCTTTTCGGCGTGAAGTTCATCACGGAAGGCCGCGACTCCAACTCTTTGATAAGAGCATTTTCTCGCTCATTGAGTTGCGCCATGGTTATTTCATGCGTGCCTTTGGCGCGAGCCTTCTGGCGGTCATTCAGCTTGCTGTCGGCAGCGTCTATAGCAGCAAGGGCTTTAGCAACTTCCTGCTTCTGCGCCATTATGTCGTTGATGCCGCCCTGGATAGTCTGGTTGCGCTGCTTCTCAACGGTGCGAAGGCTGTCGAGGAAATCGACCATACTGCCGACGACAGAGACAATCGCGCTTTTCAGCGTCATGCCGATGGTTCCGGCGATGCTGTTGAACTGCCGATCGATCTCAGCCGCTTTTTTGATAACGTCATCATCCAGCACGCGGCCAAAATCATTCGCAGCCTTAATTTGGTCGCGGATGCCCGTCTCGCCTTGCTCGATGAGTGAGACCATGCGCTCGCCGCCGGTGCCGCCGAATAGCTCGTCGAAGATGCGCACACCGGCCTGCACGTCGTTCAGCTTTCGCGTTCTCTCGATCAATAGCAGCAGAAGTTCCGATGGATCCTTCAGCCGTTCCTTGACTTCCTGCGGGGTCAGGCCGAGGCGCTGAAACGCTTCTGCGGCCGAACCCTTACCGGTGGTGGCAAACTCATCGGCGCGGATAGCCATTTCCTTCAGGCCGTCGGTGATGCTGTCGATTGGGATACGCGCCTGTTCGGCCACGTAGCGCCATTCTTGAAATGCCCTGGAAGACACGCCAGCCATCTTCGCCGCGTCGCCTATCTCGGCAACACCCTTTGCGATGTCTCCCAGCTGCATCACGATACCAGCGCCACCGGCACCGATCACACCAGCAAACAGGCCGGCAAGGCTGGCCTTGGCCAAAGTCCCGGCTGAGCCGAAAGCCTTGCCCATACGGTCACGCATGCCTTCGGCGCTTTTCTCCATTTTCTTGAAGTTTCTATCCGCGTTGCGGGTAGCATTGGCGATCTTCTTTTCAAAATCGGCAACGCGGGCCTCAAGCAAGACCGCAAGTCTTTCATAGTCAGTCGCCATTCTTTTTGGTGCTCCTGATTGATTTTGACATCGCCCGTTTGATCTTCGCCGCGGCTTTTTTGCGCGACATTCGGTAGCCCGGAAAAAAGAAAGGTTGAGCGGGAATTGCGGGGATCTGCGCGCCTTCGAACATGCCGCCGGCAATGTGTGCTCGCGTTCCAAATTCGACGAGGTGGGCCGTTCGCACCTTTGTATTTCCAGCGGTGATCATGGCGGCGTTCTCCGGAACGACGGTGGAGCCGCCAGGAAGGCTGTGTGGCGGGGTCTTTTGGCCGCCTGCGGTGACCTCGATGCTATCCCGCAAATCGCCGTCATCGACCGGTGCAAGCGCTTTCATGACGTTCGCCACATCCTGTGCGGCAGCCGTCACGGCTGGCTGAGTCTGCTCACGAACCGCCTTGGGTATCCGCTCAAGCCGGCGTTTGATGCGGTCCCAGCCTTGGAGCGTTTTAGCCATCGGCGCCGTCCTGCGGGGCATCATCAGCGGCGGCATCAGGCACACCCTTGCCATGGAAAAATGCGTCCACGATCTTCACGACCAGGCTGAAATTCTCAGCGGCAGGCCGCTCCTCGACATACGTGCGCACCATGCGCAACGCGTCAGAAGGAGACATACCCCCGCCAATAAGGCCAAGACGGACTAGCTCGCGGGTGTCATGGAGCTGTGCGATACCCGTCCGCATAATGTTTATCAGAGTGCCGTAGAGGCTTCGGTCGGTCGTCTTCTCCCACTCGGTGGCGAGCGGCCAGGTAAGTGCAAACTTGTAGGTGCCATCGGCGAAGTCGGCATCGATGAGGGCGAATGGTTGTGCTGTCGTCATAGGATCCTCGTGGAACAAGTTGGTAGCCGTCTGCGTTCGTCGGCGACGAACAGGAGGGAGAGCTGCAATGGAAAATCAGGTTGAGGGCTTGCCGCTGGAGGAAATCACTGCGCGGCTTTCAGCGCTGGCCGAGCAAGCCAAGGCGCTTTGCAAAGATCTGGAGCCAGTCCCCGACGAGGATGGGGAGGATGTTTTAGACCCCCTATCAAGCGAAAAAACGTAATGTTTTCTCACACGCGCGCTTGCGCACGCGCGCGAGGCAATTTTCTGTGTTTGCATTTGCGTTGCATTCCCGCGCCGGTCCGCGAAATTGGATGTGGGAGACTTTTTAGGCACCCCTACCACCCGACCACACTTTCGATTCGATACTCAGGGCACCACTCGTGCTGGCCGTCCGCCTTCCGTAGGCGATAGGAGCGAAAGAGCGGGCCGTGGTCGCGACCCTCAGTGACTGACATCGCTACAATCGTCCCACCATCGCCGCGCCGGGTTTGTACTTCGTCGCCGAGACTGTATTTAAATTCCACGTTCATTTGATTTCCTTTAAATGCCGCGAGCCCGCATCTTCGCTCTGGCCCGTTCTGCTGAGGAATTGATCGCTGCCGAAGTGATGTCGCCGCCATACGCTGGCCACAGGACCAGACTCAGCTCGTGAAGACGAGCAGCGGTCACCGTCCTCATAGGAACGTCGGGACGGTCGTCCCAACGCTCCTCGAGCGCATTGAATCCCACAGATACCGATTTCACCAGCTGGCTGCGAACATCTGCCAAGGCCTGTTTCCCTGTTGGCGATGATGGGTCCGGGGTTAGGGAGTACCAGAGACCGATCCGATCAGATCGCAGCAGGAGCGTGCCGTTGGTTGTGCTGGCGATCGGCCGTGATGAGTCATGGGCCCAGAGAGCGGCGACGTCGGGATACTCACGCAGCGCTTCATCGAACGCGCCTCTGCCGAATTGCTCGTTGAACAAGCCGCCAATCAACGCCGGCCGGTTCCAGCTGATGGCGTATCCTGAGATACTATCGACGGCCAATTTTTGCCTCCAATTCCCGCTGGCGCTTCTCAAGCATGAGGCGCTTCGCAATCACACGCGGACTTTCCGAACGCTCGACGAAGCCGGCATCACCTGGCAACTTGACGCGGCGGGTTGCGGGTTTGCCGTTGGTAGCTGCTTGTTCGTATTCGCGCCGCTCAGACATAGCCAAGCTCCTTCGCTTCGCGAATGAAGCGCTGTACATGGCCGTCGCGGTAATCGCCGAGGAAGGTCGGCGACATGGGTCCGAGGCGGGTCCATCTCAGGTCTTCCCGTTCCATATCCTCGCGGAAGTTTTCGTAGTTTTCCCGAGCCAACTGCAGAGCCCGGAAGGATTCGACCATCCTCTTGACGTGCTTTCCGTACTCGGCGCGGCAGGCTTCAACGGCGGCTGTGTTGGCTTTGGGCTGTTGGTCAGCCATGCGCCGATCAATGATTGAAATTGCGGCATCGAGATCGGCCAGCAACTTTTTGACATCGATGGCTCGCGCGCGTTTCTGCTGGGTAAGATCTGATCCGTCTCCTTCCCCCAGCAGGGCAGCGACTGAAGCTGAATATGAAGCCGCCTTTTCAGCGCCCAGTTCTTTCTCAATCGCCCGAAGCTCGACGCGCAGTGTGGACTGCTGCGAGATCAGTTCGGCGCGCTTTCTTTCAAGGTCGCCATAGACCGCGTCTGCTTCAGCGAGCGAAGGAACGGTAAAGGTGTCGGATTTCTTCATTTGAATTTCCTCAAAATTGCTGCAAAGGCCGGGCCTGGGATGCGGGTAGCAACGCGGCCGCGCGGGAGGTGATTTGCGATGGCGCCGGGTGACTGGTGGCGTTGTGTGACACCGTCCGACCAGATTAGAGCGACCTCAGCCTCGCCGTGGGCAATCTCGATAATGAGCTCATCGAGATCGTCGCCGTCAGCGGCCTGTCTGGCCAAGACCGCAAGAGCAATTTCAGCGGTTCGCGGGATGGTTAGGGGAGCGCCAGCGAGGTTGGCACCACCGGGCACGGTTGCGAGCGTTGCCCTCGTTGCAGCTGCGACATCCTCGAGCTTTGCGCCGGTAGCGACGGCGACGATCAGGGTAACGATGTCTGAACGCGTGAATTCAGGGCCGCGGCCAGGGCCACCGGAGGGGAACATGCCGGCCTCGCGAAGACGGCGCACCACGTTTAGCGTGCGCGTGACGGGGATGCCGAGATGCTGGCGAATTGAGTTTGCTAATTGTCCGATCATGTTGAAATCCACTGAAGTTTGTCGCCGGCTTCGACATAGATGTCGAAGTCGATGTTTGCTGGCACCAGGAAGCGCGTGCCACTCGTGGCGTTTGGCTCCGGTCCCACTGACACCCAAGCGTCGGATGAAGTTCGAATGCGAAAGACCGGCTGGCCGGTTGTCTCGTCGAGAGGCGGCGGTGCGTGGTTGGTCGTGGTTACGCCAGTGGCAGGAGATTCCGACCACTGAACCTTGCCGAGAACCGTCTGTTCTCTGTCGCGCATAAAGCTCGCGCCCGCATAAGCGCAGACGACATGAAGGCCTGAAAAAGCCATGTTGATTTCTCCGGAAAAAAATTCCTGTGTAGGGGCAAAAAAGGGGCAGGCGAGCGCGCTCATGCTCGGTAGCGCGCTCTAAGCCCGATCAACTGACGACGGGGACGGCGTCAGGATTGCAACTGCTTGGCGTACATCCGGCCTAAGCAAATTGGTGCCGGAGCCTGCCCGCTCCGGCTTCCGATAGCGCGACCCAAGGCCCCGCCGTCAGAAACAGAAAAGGCGGCCCGAAGACCGCCAATTGAAATTCATGAAACCATTATACCAGACCGAGGCCGACCGACCCCCACCCCCCTATGCAACTTTTACGATGGCGGCGCGATTGTCGTTTGCGGCCGTGTGCCATGTCTTCGGTAGGTCGGCGGACTTGCGCCCCAATGTCGAGACGTGAGGATCCTTGATGGTGGTGCCGTCTGCCTCGGCTTCGCGTTCGCGCCTCTTAATGTCGGTCATATCGGCGAAACATTCCTTCGCGATCAGCAGGGCGTCGATGACCTTTTGCCGACCAAGCTTGGCGGCATCTTCCTTGTTGCCGCCGTAATCCCTTCCGATTGCAGCCATTGTCTTTCCGAAGACAAGAGCATCGACCAGCGGCCGCCAAAGGTGCATCGTGCGGTAGCGAATGAATGCGGCTGCATGCTTGGCATCTATGCGCCGCTCGCTGATGGCCGTTCCCTCGCGGTTTGCCGTTTCATAGACGTCGACGAAATCGGCAGCTGTATCTCGCAGAGTTTCGGCAATGCGCCCAGTCCGAAACTCTGCCTCAACCGGCAAACCTTCACCCGCCCATTTTCTTTCCTCGGGTGTCGCCAGCAGCGGCCTTGCTTCTTCCAGCAGTTCGCGGCTTGCCTGGGGGGCGCCGATATTAGCCCGAACAGCGAGGCGGTAGCGCTGAGGGCGCATAGCTTGCCGCTCATCGTCCGCCTTCCTCGCCAGAACAATGCGGCTCGCCTCAATAGGGTCGCGCTCCTGGGTATCGAATAACGGTGCGTCCGACCACTCTATATCGCGTTTCCGCACTGTGATTTTGATGGGTGGCAGCGGGTGCGAGAAATCCCACTTGCCCGAAGAATCGCGACCATATCTCACTTTTACCCGATATGGATGGTTCTCGACATCGCGGAAGCCAGAACCGCGCTCAGTCTCTCCGAGCCAATGGCGCCGGTCGGCAATCGGAACGTCCTTAACGTCGATGGGATTGTCGTTGGCGGGAATGTGTTTCAGCGGATTTTTCGCAAGCGTAATTTTCTTCATAAAGGGAGCAGCCTTTGAGAAGGAGGAAATTTTCAATGTGCGGAGGGCCGAATCCAACGGCAAGATGAATAATAGGCCCATTTTACTTTTTTGTCAATAGCCTATTGCATCTTTGGCGAAGGTATGATAAGGGCGCGCCGCCATTTTTTCGGCTTCCTCGGCCTTGCCATGATGCCATCTCCGAATTTCGAATTTTGCGGATGTGAAAAATTGCTTACGCCGCCGGTCCTGTGGGTGATATCGGCATAAAACCGACCCACCCCCTCCCGCATGCAATCAAAAATTGACGTGGCGAAAGTCTCTGGTAGTTATTGGGCGTAATTACTACTTTAGGTAAATCTAATAGTCGTGAGTGAATATTGGTAACGCATCATGAACAGAGATAGAACGATTCTAATTCCATCACGAAATTGGCGAGCGTAATAGTGCGGCACCTCGGTCCTGCCGATGTTGCCGCGTGGAAAAGTGGAGCGCGAGGCGTGCCGGTTGTGGGGGTGGGGCAGGTGGTGTTTTGAGGGTGGGGTCAGAGGGGGTTCAATTTCTATTTTCAGGCACAATATCGGGTACGGTCGGTACACATCATAGATGTGTGTACCGTACCGTATCCGTATTTATGGGTGCGAGGTACGATAGATACGCGGGTACATTTAGGTACGTTCGTATCTCACGTATCCGCCCCAGTCACTCCGAAGCCATCATCTGCTTCGATCACCAGTCCATCATCGACAAGAGAATCCTTGGCTCTTTTGAAGCGCGACTTTAGAGTGTTTGTATCGACGCCTGGATATTCAGCATAGAAGGCGCTGCGCCATAGCCCCTGCGGCGCGGTCTTGCCTTCGGTAGCTAGCTTGCGGATTACATCGAGCGCCTTTGCCTTATGGCCCTTGATATTCGCCACCAGCCGCTCGCCAGCCGTCACGGCATCGGCAGGAACAACGACCGGTGCCATTGTCGGCTCGCCGTCCATCTCGCCTACCTGGACACCTTCCATCCGGAATCGGGCGATAATGCCTTCGTCACCATCATTCGTACCGTCGCACTCGAGGATGTACCCCGCCGCCTCTTTCTTAACGAGGAAGGAAGCATCGACGGCGCCGTCCAAGTCGATTGCACCTTTGCCGCGGTCGCCCACCCACCCTGTATGGTGGATGACTGTGAGGTGCGTACCGGAGATACCTTCGCGGATCGTGTCGCAGGCTTGGACGAATTTCGTCATATCCTTGGACGTGTTTTGATCCCCCGGCCCGAAAACGCGGGTTAGCGTATCCACGATGACCCACACGCACTTTTGTCCGCTCTGCTCTTCAGCAGCCTTTACCGTCTGGATAATGGCTTTTGCATCGGCCAGTCCGGATGTCAGGTCCAGCATACCGCCAATGACGGCGAGCGGAATGTCGTCAATGCCGTGATGCTTGCGAAAAGCCCGCATACGGCGCTTGGTGAGAGCCTTGCGCTCCGCAGCGATGTAGATCACCAGCCCTTGCTTCACCGGCCTGCCGTGCCAACTCTTGCCCGCCGCAACGTGGCAGGCAAGGTCGGTCGTGATGACCGATTTACCCGATCCCGGCTTGCCTGAAATCATCGTGAATTCGTCGACGCCGAATGCACCCTTCACGATTTCCTCCTTGGGCATGTCTTCGTCCAAGTCGCCGAACCAGTCGAACGTAAATCGATCCTTCGCCTTCGGGGGGAGATCGATATGCCGAACGCCTGCGCGCTGCGAGAAGAACAACGGGCCATTGTCTGTGAACCAAATCTGACCAGCGTTATTGTCGACGACGGCGCCGAAAAGCGTCGTGCCTCGGATGTTGCCACCATAGGCCTCAAGGAAAGGAACAAGGCGATCGTCGAAATCAGGCTGGTTGTCGTTTGCCGCAACAGGCGCCGCCAGTTCACGGGATAGTTTCTGAAGTGATGCCTGAAGCTTTGTCGGTTCCTTCTTCGGCGGCCGGTTCCCGAGATCGCGGCCGACGATACTATCAGCCACATCGCGGTCAATATCAGGGCCGTTGATCTGGAACATGCCTGGCACGCCGGTCTCGGGGTGGACCATGACGATGAATGTGGAATCGCGGTCACACCCGTCGACGTTGCTTACAATGACGCATGCACGGTTCGCCTCATCGACATCATCGGGCCACTGGTCGCCAGGGAGGGCTGACACGTTGGCGGGACCGGTGTTTTCCCAGTCTGGCTGTCCGTTATTTTTTGCCGGAGCGATTACAACGTCTGCGGTGCAATGGCCGTGGTCGGTCAGGCGATCATAGATTCCGAATATCAGAGATTCGCGACTGTCGAGCGACGGCGTCGGCTTAGGCTGTGCGGTAATTGTCATTGGCGGTCATTGCCCCATATTCGTCAATTGCTAGCTTGGTGATGCGTGCGGCAAGAGGTGCCGCGAAAGTGGCAACCCGGCGCGGGCCGGACTGCGGCGCGAATGTCAGGATATTGCCGTCGCGCATTCGAAGAAGGCGCAAGCCGTACAGGCGGCAATCGGCGGTGAGCTGAAGATCGAAGCTCGCGATGGCTCTATGGCCAAGCGCCGGTTCGTCGATCGGCTTCATGGATAATATTTGCATTGGTCTCCTTTCAGTGCGCACAATTGCGCGTTCCTGCCGACTACGGCCGGCAGGTGGTTGTGTGTGGATGGGGCGAGGGGGTGGTTAGGCGGCGGCCATTCCAGCGAGACCGTGAAGCAGCATACGCTCCGATTCCTCGGCGGCTATCAGGACACTTAACTCCTCATCTGGAAGGTGAACCCGGCAGATGCTTTCGACGTACGACCTGAGAAGAGCTGGAGGCATTGCGTCGAGTTCGCAAGCGAAGTCGTAAGGCCATTTCTTGTCGGCTGGCGTGTTCCGCTTCGGCGACCGAGTTGGAAGATTGTGCTGCTCGATATCTTCTGGCTGAACCGCGAGCTTCTGGAAGATAACTGGAACGCGCTGCGCGTAACCCTTTAGTTTTCGTTCAAGGTCGTCGGCAGCATCTTGGCCGCTCCGATCGAAGTCGCCGAGGTGGTAGACGTAGACAGGCTTGCCGCCAGCATCGAAGTTCTGTGCAGCTTCATATGCAAATGTCTCAGAAGAGAAACCACGGGTTACCATCAGTGGGATAGCGTATTTGTCAGCAACCGGCTGGACGCACCCGGCAAGTGCGTCCTTCTCGAGCCAGAATTCGACGCTGTGGTCTTTATCGCGCCAAAGTGCTTTTCGATACAATTTCGCCGTCGCATGAAGAGCCTCATCGACGCCGCTGTACGTGGACACACCTCGCCAGAAGCGGGTGAGATCTGCTATACACCAGTAAGGCATCCGACCGGATCGGCGAAGTTCTAGAACTTGCTGCTGCACTTTGTTGTAGCCGTTGTCGTCTTTGCTGATGCCTGGAACGCCAGCGACCGTAGCGGCGTAAAATAGCTGCCGCACGGTTACAGGCGCGTTCCTGTAAGCATAAGCAATCAAGAAGAGTGCACGTTCTTCCATTTCGGCGCCCGTCGCCCTGCGGCGGGGCGAGTTATCATTATCGTGCTTTATGGGGCTAGCCTGATAAAAATCTTGGGCGGTCATACTGCCGCATCCCACGCATCCGCGACGGCAAGTTCTTCTGCGATGGCGAAACCGCGCATGAAATCTTCGTGCGCAATGCCTGGAAAACGATCTCTGACGACACTGGGGCGGTGCTGCTCTGGAATGTCCCGATACTCTTCGATCAGGAATTTGGCGAATTCGGAAGAACGGTCACTCATGCCGCCACTCCCGCTTCCTGCTGCGCAATCCAAGCCAGAAGCGTCGACTTGCGCGCCCGGATATTCTCTCCCAGCCGAAACGTCGGAATCGAGCCTTTTTTCACCAAGTGATAAACCGCGCGCCGGTCTTCACCGATAAACTCCGCGATGGCGTCTGCGCCCTTCAGAATGTCGTCGGCGATGTTGTCATTCTCTGCTTTCATTTTTTTCTCCTCATGGGGGTTGACACTATTTGTCAAATTTCGTAGATTTGACATGCATGCTTTAATTGGTTTATTGTAACCAAAACGACAGCAAGCCTACACCTGTTTTACAAATAAGTCAAGTTGTTTTTGCAATGTGTTGCAAAAAGTCCGCGTGTCTTGTATTCAACATGAATGGCAACAATCCGAAAACGCAAGCTTCCATCTGGTAACAGCGTATGGCTGGCCGAGTATCGCGATGGCGCAGGCAAGCGCCGATTCAAGCAATTCGACTTGAAGAAGGACGCCGACGCCTTCCTGCTCACTGTACGCGGAGAGGTGCGCGACGGCATACATGTCGCAGCCAGTCAGTCGGCAACGATCTCGGCCGCCGCAGACGACTGGTTGAAGGCAGTAAAGGCTGCTGGCCGAGAACAAAGCACCATTGATCAATACACGCAGCATGTGACGCTGCACATTAAGCCACTGATAGGCGATGTCTTGCTTTCGAAGTTCAGCGTTCCTGCAGCGCGCGAATACGAGGACAAGCTGCGCGAAGAAGGGCGATCCGCTGCCATGGTCCGGAAGATCATGGTCAGCTTGGGTAGCCTCCTGGCTGACGCCCAGGAGCGCGGCAGGGTGGCAAGGAACGTCGTCAGAGAGCGCAGCCGCACCAGGCGCAAGGCAAGCGACACGCGGGCAGAGAAGCGCCAGAAAGGCAAGCTGCGGGTCGGCGTGGACATTCCCACCGCAAAGGAGGTCAAGGCCATCCTGACCGCCGCTGAGGGCAGATGGAAGCCGTTGCTTCTCGTCGCTATCTTCGCCGGTCTGCGCGCATCCGAACTGCGCGGCCTGAAATGGTCTGACGTGGATCTCGAAAAACGAGAAATCCACGTTCGCCAGCGCGCAGATCGCTTCAATGACATCGGCGCGCCAAAATCCGAAGCAGGGGAGCGAACCGTGCCGATCCCGCCCATGGTCGTCGGGGCGCTGACAGACTGGAAAACTAAATGCCCTGCCGGAAAGCTCGGCCTTGTGTTCCCCACCGGAGCGGGCACGGTCGAGCAGCTTGCCAACATCCGGCGCCGCGGGTTGATACCGACGATGATTGCGGCCGGCGTAACGATCGACACCGGCGAGACGGATGAGAAAGGCCAGCCCATCTTGGACGCAAAATATACCGGCCTTCACAGCCTGCGGCACTTCTTCGCCAGTTGGATGATAAATCGCAAAGAGGATGGCGGACTCGGCTTGCCTCCGAAGGTTGTTCAAGAGCGCATGGGCCATGCGACGATCGCGCTCACGATGGACACATACAGTCACCTTTTTCCGCGCGGCGATGATCTGGATGAGCTGGCCGAAGCTGAGCGTTTGCTCATGTCGTAG